TCAACATGCAACCAAAAAACAACATTCCCAGTGACACAATTACAATCAAAAAATCTTCCATTATTTCCCCCAAAATCCGTATCTGTCGTTAAATCTAACACCATGACTAATGCCATAAGCTGTTACATACTCAATTAAGCTTGCCATGCGTTTAACGCTCATTCTTGCTGAACTTTCGCGGATATTGACAAACTCACCCTCTAGACCCGGTACAACATCTGCTTTTTCATTGGTAGCCATCGCATGACCTGAAATAAACAGCACTTTCCATTGCTCCATCGTGAGCTTTCTACCCATGAATTCAAGCTGATTAGCCACTTCTTGGCACATAGCATGGAATTTAGCGTTTTGCTCAAGGTTTCGTGTTCTTGGCTTAATATCAATCACTAATGGATTTGTTTCTATCTCATTGCCTTTCTCGTCTTTTACGATTTTTGGTAAAGGTAACGTTTTAATGAATTCAATCGCATTTAACCGCACTTGTTCTGAGCGTAAGAAGAATTGGTTTTTAATTTCCATAGCACCCTACCTCTTTTACAAAATCCAAAGAAACACTGCGAGTAATAAATCCTTGCATTGTTGGATCGAACACCGCCACCATTGAACCTTTATTATTGCCTTTTATTTCTTCGCCACTAACAGGGTGTAAGAAGTTAATGCGACCGCCCACAATGTCGATCACTTCTGTGGCGTTATCTTGAATCACCTGATACCACTTTGTAGATTTGTCTGCTGGTAGCAACATCACTACTAAATTACCTTCTTTCATCAATTCCGCTGCACGTTGAACAAAAGGTAATGGATTTGAATAAGGCGGATTGACAAAGAAACGCAAACTTGGTTCTGCAAACTCAATAACTTGTTCAATATGATCAAAGTTCAAAAAGTCCTCAGCAATTGCATTCACACCATCACCAATGTAGTTAGGACAACGTGCGTTATGCTCACTGGCGCAGCCATCAATTAAGAAGTAAAAACGACGATCTAACCAGTTGAAAACATATTTTGGCGTTCTGTAATGGTCTTTGTTGAATTGAATTTCCATATCTTAAAAATCCCCTTTCTTAACTTTCTTTGGCTCTGGTTTGCACTGCTCTGCTCTTAATTTTGCTTCGTCTTGATCGCAATTGAACATCGAACCAAAACGCTGATCGGCATAAACTGTGCCACTCCCACCACCGTGACGGTTGAGTCTTAAAATGACTTCGGTAAGTGATTTGTCTGCTGATTCGCTATAAGCACTTTCTTTGTACAAGCCAATCCAGTAATCACATTCTTGTTCTATTTGACCTGTATCACGACTATCACTTGGTAAAGGTCGCTTATCGCCACGATCTTCAAGTTTTCGGTTTAGCTGCGTAAGAACTAAAACCACACAATTCATTTCACGTGCTAGATTCTTTAGTTCTTTCGTGATTTTTCCGTATGCGAGATCGTTACGTTCCGCATCTTCGGCTTTCATCAATGTGAGATAATCAACAGCAATTAAACCAATCTCACCACACTCACGTTTAATACGTCTGCATTCATTTCTGATATGAGCCATTGATACACCTGGTGTGTCGTCGATATACAAGAGATCGTCTTTGATTAACTCCCCTACTGCATTACTTGCACGGTTAATAAGTGATTCTTGCGTAGTGTGATATTTGTGAAAGATGACATCTGGATCGTGTTCATAAAATGCGGTGGTATTGAGGTTTCCATTCTGTCCGATCAATCTTTCAAAGATTAATTGCCCTGACATTTCCAGGCTAAATAAAAGTGCTGGCTTTTTCTCATTCACAATGCAATTTTCTGCAACCATGCCATAGAAAGCAGTTTTGCCGCATTTAGGTCTTGCACCCACAACAACGAGTGATTGTTTAACTAAGCCTTTTGCGCCAAGTAAATCATCAAGCGCAGTAAGTCCTGTTGTAAGCCCACGAGTAGCTTTTGGGTTCTCTAGTCTCTCTTGATAACTATCTAACCATTCACCACCAACCTCTCTTGCAGCACGCAAGCCTTTGGTTGCTCCTACACGACCATAATCGGCAATTTCAGACATTAAGCGACTAACTGCATCAAGTCTTTCTTGTGCGTTCAAACCATTGCTAGAAAGCACCATTTCTTGGCAATCTTGGAGCTTGGCAAAGGTAAAGCGCTTAATTGCCTCATCTCGTACAATCTGCGCATACGTTGAAATATTGGCTATACTGATAGTGTTTTTTGATATTTCTGCGAGGTAAGCCATACCACCAATTTGCTCTATAACACCAATAGCTCTTAAACGTGAATCAACGGTCATCAAATCGATTGGTTGATTATTTCTCGCCAAGAAAAGCATTTCTTCATAGATTTTTTTATGCGCAGGCATATGAAAGCTTTCAGGTTTTAACATCGCAAAAACTGCCGCACTTCTCTCACCGTTAACATCCATCATGATTGCACCAAGTACAGATTGTTCTGCCTGCAAGTTGTAAGGGACTGTTTGAATTCGTGTACTCATTACAGGTTCTCCTCACGCACTTTAATCACTGTTTCAGCACGAATTGCCCAATCAAAATTTGCTTTCCAAGTCGAATTTTTTTCTTCACCGAAGTGGAATGGTCTTAGCATTGAGAACAATGCATTGAAATAATTAATTGCACATTCCGCAGTAGGCTCTTTCAGCGACAAGAGGAATTTTTTAATGTTTGTTTTTCGTTTATCGGATAATTCTCTAACAAACGGCAATCTAGAACCGTTTTCAGTGTTAGCTTCGTTGAATGCTTCAATAACTCCCTGATAATCGAATTTTTCAGCAGAACGATTTTTTTTATTTTTAGCAGACAAATCTTCTTTGGCATTCCCTTCGCCGTCAGCGTTAGCTGACAAAGTATTTTTGTTTTTCTCTGCAAGATTTACGTTTTCGTCTGCAAGATTTACGTTTTCGTCTGCAAGGGATAAAGGGTTATTATTTGTATGTAATCTAGTGTTGTAATCTAGTGTATTAACGAATGTACGTTTCGGTACTTCCCGAATGTCACTTTCGGGCATTCGGGAATGTTCACTTTGTACATCAGCCAATGTTGATAAAACTTCATCAAGTTTTTCCATGTCAATTTTGAAATAAATGCGGTGTTCAAGACGTTTATGCGTTTCGATTAATACCCCAATTTCACGCAGTTTTTTACGTGCTGTTTCTTGCTCTTTACGGCTTAATCCCGTTTCTTCTTCAAGCTCAGCTTGCGTTTTATAAACGCCCAATTCTTGATTTTCGGCTTTGTCTTGCCAATAAAAAATTTGTTCAAAGAAAATCTCTGCTGTTACGCCACCAAATAGCTTGGCTAACGCTGGTCGATAGGCGATAGAACGACCAGTTTGTTTTAAAATTTCACTCGCTCTCATCGAAAATCACCTCGTCTAACTCTGCTAACAATTGAAATAGGTAATGCTGAATTAATTCATCTACTCGAACAGGTCTGTTAAATCTCATAACATCAACTCCGAAGCGTAACGTGACGCAATATATTCAATCCCTTTGCTTGTTACACGGGTTTGTGTGTAATTGTGACCGTGTTCTGCTGTGCCTGTTTTTACGGTAAATAAATCACGTGAGTGAGCGGTTTGATATGGCAGTAACGCGCCTGATTGGCGATATAAAAGGCGATCTTGAATAAGGCGGTCTATCATTGCTCTTTCTGGCATTTTTAGAATCTTCGCGACTTCACGAAGTGATTTACTAGTGCCAACTTCCACGTAGTGATCGACAAAGGCAACTTTTGGAGCATTGCGTTCTTTCTCAGCTTGTAATTCAGCCGCTAAAAGCAACGCTTCAGAAAAGCTTTTGGGGATTTGATTTACTGCTTGAAGTTCACCTTGTGTATAAGCGTTAAATACTTGATACACTTTCACCTCAAATTCTGGATTAATCCAAGCTGCATACTTGAAAACAAGTTCACGACAAACATAAGTACCTTGCTCAACACCACCTCTAATGGTGTTTACAGGCGATGTGCAAATTTGCATATCGGTCAAGGTTTGAACAAAATCATTAACTGATTTATTTCTAAAAAATTGAGCAGGTGCCTGTGTGGGATTTCCACCACTCGCACGATGTAAATCATTTAAGCAGTATCTACCTTGACTATCTTGCTTAATTTTTGTATTCTCTATAACTAGTAATTTACTCATTAAATACTCCTGTATTTTTTGATTGATTTAAGAAGCCACTGTTGCCGCAGTGGCATTTTTATTGCCCTAATTCCATCTTCAAACAGATAGCTTGCTCAATTAACTGCTCCACTTCTGCTAAGATTCTTTGTTTCTCACGTTGAGATAAATTACGTCCAAGCTCTGAATCAGAACTCACCGCACTTTTAATCTCCTTGCCAATTCTTCCGCTTGATTCCGCAATATCTAGAAATCTTGCTAGAACGTCTTGACCGCAATCAGCACATCTAGGCATAGGCACAACGATGTGATCGATTTGTGCTGCTATTGCTGAGATCGTCTTCTTGCTTTGAACGGTGGCGATTAATTCAATTGCCTCGATAAAGCTCAATTGGTTCTGTTCGCAATCCACGTTGAGTTTGTTGCCAAGAATGTTTGGCGACTTCTCTAGCGTGTAAGCCAGTGATGTGATACCACCAGAGCTGTTTTTACAGTCTCTGTGTAGTAGTCTTTGAATTTCCTTACTGTTCATTAAAAAGATTCCTTTTTCTTGAAGATTGTTTTTTAGTTAGTTGGTAAGTTAGTTTTGAACAGAAGGGAAAATGTCATCTAATGAGCAATTAACGCCTAACTCATTCAGCTTTCTAACGATTGCCTTTGCATTAAAAAGAGTTGGTGTTCTCACACGAGCTTCATAATTGCCAATTCTTGACTGTTTCCAGCCCATCTCTTTTGCGAATTTAGCTTGAGACAAGCCTGTCTCCTTTCTGTATTTTTGTAAGTTATTCATACGATTTCCTTAACACATCAAACACAAATTTCGTGTTTATTATAAACACACTAAAACACAATTAGCAACTTGTTTTAACACTTATATAAACACGCTATGTGTTATATAATTCAAAAGAGGTGTTTTTATGAGCAAAATTATCGACAGAATTAAGTCAAAGAGACTCGAATTAAGACTTAGCCAAGCAAAACTAGGTGAACGTATAGGGTGGAACCAATCTAGAATTGGTAATTACGAGGCAGGCACTCGTGAGATGGATGATTACATTCTAGGAAAAATAGCTGAGGGACTTGGCGTAACTCTTGATTGGCTGAAATATGGTGATCAAGGAAAAGTAGAATCCAACGTAAAAGATATTGGCTCATTTGATTTATGGGATCGCAATACCCCACTACATGACGAAGATATCGAAGTACCATTTTTACAAGATATTAGGCTTGCTGCTGGTAATGGATTTGCAGATGACATCATGGACTATAACAATTTTAAATTGCGCTTTTCTAAAGCAACATTGCGTAGACAAGGTGTGCAATATGAAAATGCAGTCTGTGTTGTGGCAGAAGGTGACTCAATGGAACCTGCAATCCCAGATGGAGCAACTGTTGGTGTAGATATGGGGAATAAAGTTATTCGTGATAACAATATCTATGCAATCAATCATGGCGGATTATTGCGCATTAAAATTTTAAACAAAATGCCAAATGAGCAAGTATTGATCAGAAGTTTTAACTCAACATCATACCCAGATGAAATAGTAAACCTAGATGAAATTGTAGTGATTGGGAAAGTATTTTGGTATTCGGTTTTGTTGTAGGTCTTCTGGTGGTCTGTGCTTTGTGATTAGGGATGTGTAGGTTGTAGGAAAGGAAAGAATAAAGATGGGTGAAATTTTACATTATTGTGAATTATCTGATGAAGTTAAATTTAATATAACGCAACCAATTCAAGTGCGGGATATTGTTAAGTCACTAGAAGCTTTAGAGAAAATCGTTAAGCAATCAACAAAGACATTTTCTAAGCTCAGTGGTGCGGAAATTCAAGATGCGAAACTTTACATTCAAACGATTGAAAAAGGTTCTTTGCGTGAAAAATTTATTATAAAATTAATTTTTAAGGATGAAGAAAATTTAGATAAATTTTTAGAAAAAAACCATGATTGGGGAGTAAAACAGTGTAAGGAGCATCCTGTGAGAACGTCTTTAGTTGGATTGGTTATTGGTGGAATGATAGCGTATGGATTTTATAGCTTAGGCTCTAATTCTGTTAACTCAATTAACATCACAGGAAACTACAACACTGTTATTACTAATGGAGCAAAACAACTTAATATTACTCAAGAAGAATTTAAGAATGCAATAGAAGCAAATAAGAGTAACAGAAAAACACTTGCTAAAAATGCGGTTGAATTTGCTCAACCAGCAAAAACATCATTAGGAGATGTATCCATAGAGTTTGGGGATAATGAAACTTCAGATAGTAATATAATTATTCCTCCAGAGGTCATTGCTGATATACCTAGAAAAGTAGAACCAGAAAAAGCCATTGAGCAATCTACTGATATGAATGATATTACCCTACACATTAGGGCGTTAGATAGAGATGATTATAAAGGCTGGCAAGGATATGTTGAAGGTTCGTTTACTACACGAATACCAATTGAAATTCCTCAAACTATAAACCTCAATGAAATATCTTCAAAAGAAGCAATAAAAGCAAATATTACATTATTTTTTACACAGAAAGGCAATTCTATTAATCATAAAAGAATAGTGATAAAAGAAATAAACCCTCAAAAATAACAATAAACCGCCGCATTGGCGGTTTTTCTTTACCCTCAATTCATTAGCTAATCAAATTCCCCCATTTTCGATTCACAAATCCTTTTGCGCTTTGTTTTTGACGCACTAATCTTATCAGATATACATCACTCTCATGTTTTAAAATGGCTATATATTTGGTAAGTATTTTGCATGTCTCTCATTTAAATATTTGCGAGCAGTTTCTTTCGTTGCGTCAAAATCTAATTGCTTTTTAAAGAAACTCACCCTCGTTTTTGCATTATTTAAAACTTCGGACCATTTCATAATATAAATTTTTAAGTTTAACTTCTCTAAATCAATTATTAATCCTCTAACCTTATTATTTTGAGAGGCTTCATTTTCAGCAAAACGATCAAATTCATTTGATACAGCAATAAACGTCCAAGATGTTTTTTGTTTATCGAATCTCTCTTCTTCCGCTATAGCATATGCATATTTTTTAATTTGATTGATAACGTCATCACTTATTTTCTTAGACGGTCGTTTAAGCTCAACAATCAAATAATCTGTATAACCTTCTCTCGGTGATCTTGCTTTATGAAACAATAAATCTACACGACCTTTTCTTCCATCTGACAACAAAACAGGCTTTTCCATGTCAATATCATTATCGTAATAATCAAGCTTCTCTCTATGTTTCTCTAATACCTCATTTAGATAATTTTCACTTCCTGAAAATTGGAAATCTTCAGAAAAAATCCATGTTTCTTTCTCTAAAATTTTATGAAGCTGATCCCGCTCTCCGATGGCTTTCTTGTTATCTTTATTAAATACCAACTCTTCGAGTCCTCTTATAAAATTTAACCTGTCAGTAACTACTTTAGATGCTTTTATAATTGATGACAATGTTGTATTATCAAGCAATACACTCAAAGTCTCTCTATCTTCTTCGCTCAAATTTAACACCTCTACAAGTATTTTTTCCATAGACTCTGGGTTATCTCTCAAAGCTTGAGATATAAGTCTAAAAGTAAGTTGCTTTGTTTCAGTATTACTACTCTTAAATTTGGCAAGGTTATCTTCTACTTGTATTGCAACAATATCAAATACTTGTCTCTCAGCTACTTCAATATCTGTTTTTGGCGCTACATCTGCATATGGATATATCCCCTCCTGAATCCAATTCTCAACTCTTTTGGCATCATCTTTAGCTTTTTTATCTCTAAAAAAATAATTTAACTTATCTATGGCGTGATTAATTAATTTCGTTCCTTCATTATCTAAATCAATTAGCTCAATATCATTCGAAATATTTAAACTATTTATGATATGACTAGAAAGATAAGCAGAATATATATAACCAGATCGTTTAATACGTTTAGTTTTATATTCACATAAACAAGAATAATCATCCTTACACAAGAAAAATGTAGGCTCTTCTTTTGTTTTCCATAGAATAACTTTAATTTTTCCCATGTTTTCATCTAGAGTTATTGTTTCAACTGAATCAACAAGTTGAGAAGGATCTATTTTTTTTCCGTTAACGCTGATATTAATATCGGGGTATTGATAAAGATATCCTGCAAATATATGAGTTAATCTTTTTATTAACGTTTCTACTGATAATGTATTTGCTTTGTCTTCTATATTCTCAATAGTAACAACTGTTCCTGTATTTCCTGTTGTTATAACAATTTCATCTAGTATATCTACAACATCTAGTGATGCCTTTAGAGAAACTATGTCAAACTTACTCAGTAGATCACCTTTTTTATAAACTGACGTCCACGTGATTTTTTGTCCTAGCGAGAAGCTTTTAAAGCGACCCTCACCTTTTTGCCCGTGGAAATACCTTCCTTTTGGGCTTTTGATACCTCCTCTCTTCCACGAACCGCCAAGAGTCTTAAAGTAATTGCAAGCCAAAGAATAATCAATCCCAGTACCATCGTCCTTGACTGTTATTGTTTCTATGCCATCAAGGGCATTTTTATTTATGTGAATTTCAATATTGTTAGCATCTGCATCTATCCCATTCCATATTAATTCAGATATACCTTCATAAGCAGAGCTATCAGATAACCTTTGCAAATGATCTTTTTTCATCTCAATATTAAACTGCATATCAAAAAAACCTCGTAATAGTAACAATATCTATAATTTTACACTAAATTGATATGTTGACTAGAAAAGAATTTCACAAAATATATTAAAGTAGTAATAGTTTAATTTTTATTTTATCGAAACTCTCAAAAAACACTTTTTCTGTGACACAGCTCACAAATTCAGCAATTAATCAAAAAATTTAAAAAATATTTTTCTTTTAGAATCACGCGCTTAACACAAATAAACACAATTTATTTAAAATAAATGTGTTTAATGTGTTTACAAATAAACACAAATAGTGTTTAATAAACACATCAAAACGAGATACACATCTCACTGCTCTTTAAAAATCTATATATCACAAGTTAATCAAATATAGCCTTATTGATTAAGTAGTCTGTGATTGCGACACAATTTGGTTAAGTGGATTAAGGTTACTTGATTAAGACCTTCACGCTTGGCGAAGTAAATCAAGACTTATTTAAAAGCGCATTCAAACAAGTAAGTGTGCTTTCAAATGAGAGAGAAAGGAGCAAACGATATGAAAGTATCAAAAATGCTAAAACAAGCAAAACGTCTTGGCGAAAGACAAAAGCAGTTATGCAGTAAAAAGCAGTCTAATCGCGTTAATGCGGCTTTGATTGATGTTCCAGTTAAAGCTAAGAAATTAAGCGATATTGCTAATTACAACTGCAATAAAGGCAAATCTAGTGCTAATACAGTGAGAGCTGTACAGAAACGTAGATTGGGGTGTAGAGAATTAATCAGATAAAAGGATATAAATATGAAAGTAGTAATTACTGTTATTGAAGCTGAAGAAAATAAAAACAAACTACCCAAAGAAGTTAAAGAACAAATCTGGGAAACCATCTTACATCACGCAAAATGCGATAGAGGTGATGTTTTAAATTTTGCAGAAGAACTTAAGAAAGCGTTTATTTTGATAAATTCTTAAATTTTTCTACGGTGTCGCTATCAAAATCATCGAGCTTTTCTTGAAATTCAGATGATAGTGCGGCAATAAACTCACCGATGGCTTTTGCGTTACTTTTATGAAAGTTTAACCCAGCTTTATCATAATGAGCCTTTGCAAATTCATAAGCTAAAAAGTCAGCTGTTGATTTCTTCATAACTTAATCCTTATTTTGTGTTGTGGTATTAAAAATATACAGCTAGCACAAAATAAAATCAATTCCTTATGTGTTGTGGTGACCATAAGCCTTGTAGCTTGGGCAAGGTAAAAAAGCCAAGCGTTAAATAATAACGACTGGGTAAGCAAGAGGATACGCTAAGGAATTTTAAATTCCCGAGTATGTGGGTTCGAGTCCCACCCTAGTCGCCTTTAATAAAGCATATTTAACTAGGTTGATAGTTCGAACCTCTCCAGTATTGGCAAATGAACTAGAAAAAGACAGAGGGTAATAAAATGAAAATCGAATTTAACTTTTCACTCAAAATCGACGACCAGGAAACCTTAACTCGCAAAGTGAAATTTGACTCAAACAACAAACGTGCAGAAATTCTAGCTGTTCAAATTATCAAGCAGTTAGAAAATTCGAAGTTAGATGCAGAATTTGATCATATCTACGATTATAGAAAAGGCAGTGCTACCTAGCCCAATTTTGACGGATATATTCACTATTGCCGTTTAGCAAGTTTTGCCAAGCTGCATTATTCATCTCTGCGACAAACACGCTATCGTTGCGATCAATATAATGCAAAAGCTCATCTCTGATTTGCTCTGAGGATTTATTTGATTTGATGTACCAAACAGATTGATGAATTTTAGCCCATACGGAATAGCTTTTGATATAACTAATCAACCCATCATAATTTTGACCCGATTTATATAAGTCGTAAGAAATTAGATAGTTTTTCATAAGGTTCTCCTTGATTAAATTGTAGTCGCAGAGAACAGTTTACTCCTCGATGTAGTCGCATACAAGAGGCGAGCTTGCCCCTCGTTAAAAGGGCATTGACACCACCGCAACTATCGGATTAAGATAACCGCACTTCAAGCCGTATTTTACGGCTTTTTTATTACAAGGATTTTAAAAATGGCATTGAAATATCAACCTAAAGAAAAAGCCGTTGTAATGTGCGATTTCTCAGGGTTTATTGCCCCTGAAATGGTAAAAACTCGCCCTGTTGTCGTTATATCAAAGCACAAGAAAAATAGCGAATTGGTTACCATTGTGCCATTAAGTACTACCAAACCTGAGCCATTAGAACCCTATCACTACCCAATGCCTAATAACCCGTTACCTGATAAAAGCAATATCCAATGTTGGGCTAAGTGCGATATGGTTTATACAGTATCATTGTCAAGATTAGATCGTTATAAGCTAAAAAAACGTGAATATGTCGTGCCAGTGATCAGTGATGAAGATTTTACAAATATCAAAAAAGCAGTTGCTAAAGCCTTAAAGTTAAGTTAAATTAATAATGAACCCGAAAGGGGCTTGTAAAACCAAACTGAAAAATGTTTGGTCGATTAAGCAAAGCGATAACAAGCTAACTTAATCGTGAAGTGGGGAGCTAAAAGGCTCCCCTTTGTTTTATCTAGTATTGACACCACCGCCCCTTTCGGCTAAGATAACCGCACTACAAGCCGTTTAATAACGGCTTTTTTTATACCTAAAATTTGGAGAAAACAATGAACAAATACGAAGCTCTCGGCAGATATATTGAAGCTAAAGAGAAATTAGCAAAATTAACTGAAAAGCGAGAAATATTCGCTGGAAAAATTATAGATGCTAGTCAACATTTACAAGGAATTAGTGCTACTAGCTTAAAGAAAACATCCGCTGAAATCACTGAAATGTTGGAACAATTTATCAAAATTAACGATGAAGCCTTAGAGTTAGTTGATCAAATCAATCAATATGCGGAAATTTGCGAAAGACCTAAAGTAAGTTAATATTGACATAATACACCTTTTTATCTTATTATCTGCCTCAAGCCGTTTTGAACGGCTTTTTTTGTGCCTAAAATTTGGAGAATTATAATGAACTTACCAGATGATTACTTTTTAGATACCGATGATGAAATGCTTGAATACTTAGAGAAACAAGCATTACAGAGTTATGACGATGTAAAAAAATCAAACGAAAACAATCGTGAAAAAGTCTACCGCCTATTAAATCACCTGCTTTTGGGTATTGGTTCTATCTCATTACTGCTAATAAATAGCATTGAAAAAATACATCCTATTATCATTGTCAATGCCATTTTACTAATGGCGGGTTGGACATTATCCGCATTTATACTAACTCATTACGTTTTATTAAGTAAAATACGACAAATGGGAACAAACATTCCACAAAATCTTTATAATGAATCGTTCAAAAACAGCCAAGATAAAAATAAACTTGGCATATTAAGACGCTATGAATTACATAACATCAACCAAGCTATTTTATATTTGCTTAATACCAATGCTATATATCGGAAATATACTGATATAGCGATTATGATTGCTATCGGCTTGCCGATTTTATTAATGGTGATTAGTTCAAGTTTACTGCATTATTTACCCTAATTATTTCTTCTTAGGAATATCTACACTATCGCCAATAAATACAGGTTCAGGCTTTCTATAAATTGTTGGTTGAGGTTTAGGTGGAGCCGGTTGTGGTTTTGGTTGAGATGGCTTTTGATTAGACATAGAAGATCCTAATTTATACGTTGTGGTTGTAAAAATTATAATCCTTATGCGTTGTGGTGACAAGTAAGGCGAGTTTTGTGGTTCTCGTTAAAAACCGCATTGACACCGCCCCCAATTCGGATTAAAATACCCCCACTTTCAACAGAAAGTCGGGATTGGTCTCCTGAATATCTCAAAGGCGGTAGAAATGATAGACGCCTGAAGCGTCTTTTTTTATACCCGAAAACAGCACATCAACCTTTTTCTGAAATTTCAGAAAAAGCCCCAAATAACCTTTTTGACAAATTTGTCAAAAAGTCCAATGGTGGGCTGAATGGAAGTCCGAAAGGACGCCGTGTACCTTTGAGAGCGGTAAGACCAATTCTGTTCAGTTCACCACCAATGATTGGTCTCTGCGGTGGTGAGTTTAAAAACTTATCTCAAAGGACAATCAAAATGACAAATTCAAACCTTATCACTGTTTTCAACGGTCAAATCGCCAATCAAGCAATTCAACTGGCAAATGCTCGTGAGCTACATACATTCCTAGAAGTAAATATGCGTTTCGCAGAATGGATTTGTAACCGCATAACCGACTACGGCTTTATCCAAGACGAAGACTACATCATCGTTCACGAACGCACAAACGGCAGACCACGCAAGGAATACCACATCACACTTGATATGGGAAAAGAACTCGCAATGGTCGAACGCAACGAAAAAGGACGACAAATTCGCAAATACTTCATCGAGTGCGAACGTAGAGCAAATTTGCAAAACCAACCGCAACAACTTGCATTGCCCGAACCCGAAAAGAAATACACCTTCGAGTTTACCGAAGATGACCTACTCGACCTCACTTGGGCGTGGTTCGCCTTCATACGGGGCATACACACATTCAGAGCCATCTACACCCCACTCAACGCACTCGGCTCAAATTACAGTGCAATGGTTTACGGACAAGGCTACGAATACGCAACAACTGCACGAAATGCCCACAAGGTTATCCAACGCCTAACCAAAGACATCGCCTACGACTACACAAGCAACTGGCGAGTACTAAAACACGTTCGAGAGTTCGACCCGACATTTAAAAAGTCAATCCTATAAACCAAAACCCTAACCCCACCGCACTTTCCCCGAAAGCCTGCGGTGGCTTCCTACACCCAAAATTCAGCATTATCCAAGTAATTTATTCTTTTCAATCCATTGTTTAAT